GTACCAGGGCAGGCGGACGTTGACCAGCTCGGCCAGGGTCATCCCGGTCGCCGCCGACACCTCCACCATGCGGCGGGCGGTGTTCGCGGTCAGCCACTGCAACCGGCGCCGGTGGGGGCTGGCGGTGCGGTCCACTACGCGCGGGGTCAGCTGGATGCGCTCCCGGGCGTCCGTGCGCTGCTCGATCGCATCGACACCGAGCGCGCGTCGGGCCTCGTCCTTCGCCCCCTCCGGCAGATACGCCAGGTCGCGCAGCAACTCGTCGGCGTTGGCGCTGATGTCGGTGAACGGGTTGGCGCCCCGGTTGACGGCGCTGACGTCCCCGCCGGACAGGTCGTACTGCCGGATCTGGAAGGTGGTGAAATCGTCGGTCCAGTGGCCGCCGCCGTCCGGGATGAGGAACGCAAACGACATCTCATCGATGTCCCCGTCCTTGACCGCGTGCGCGAGCAGCGACACGTCGGAGCGTTCCATGTTCATGAACGCCTCGTGGTAGCCGCCGTCCTCGTCCTCGGACAGGATCAGGGAGCCGGTCTTCGTCCTGGCCATCGTGACGCCCTTGTGGTTGATCAGGAAGCCGAGGTCCGGCTTGCTGGCCAGCGTCTGGGCACCGGAACGCCGCATGGTCATCTCGTCGTAGCGCCCGGCCTCGTCCCACATCGGGTAGGCCATCTCGTACCGGGTGAAGTAGCCGCTGGTGTGCAGCAGCTTGCGGTTGCCGTCGACCTCCTGAGCACCGCGCAGCTCAAGGTGCATGGTCGGCTTGCGGTACTGCTTGGCGTGCGGCGCCGTCCGCCGGGCCAGCTCGAACGCCGCCGCACCCCGGGTTTCGCCGAGCCGCTCGGCCGCCGCCCGGCGCAGGTCCGCCGCGCGCTTCTCTGTCGTGGTCATCGCGCTACCTCTCACTTCGCCGGTACAGGTTGCTTCGCCGGTGGCTTCACCGGCGCCGGTGCCTTGCCGGGCGCTGGCGCGCCGGGCTTCGCGGGCGCTGCCGGTCCGGCCGGGGCCGCGCCGGGGGCGAGCGCCGGGTCGGCGTCCGCCTCGCCGGGGGTGGGCGGTCCGGCGCCGCCAGCCTTCGGCTTGCCGTAGATCTCCGTCATCCGCTCGATCTCCTTGTCGGTGAGCGGCTTCAGGTCCTCGATCTCGCGGGCCTCGTCGTTGGTCAGCTGCCACGTCTCCAACTTGCTACGCAGGACCATCTGACGGGTCTGCGGGTCGAGCCGGAGCAGGGCGTCGGTGTTGAGCTTCACGTACCGGGGCTGCGGGAGCAGCTGGCTCAGGTTCTTCTCGCGCCGCTTCACCGCCGGGCCCAGGTGCATGATCAGAAATTCCAGGTTGCGCTGGCTGATGTTCGCGTACGTGATCGCCTGCCCGGACACGGCCGCATCGATCAGGTCCGAGGGCACACCGAAGAATCGGGCCACCTCGCCGAGCCCGAAACGGCGGCCTTCCAGCCACTCCATCCCGGCCTGCTCGGCTTGGATCATGTTGTATTCCCAGTCGTTGCCGGTCACCATCAGGTCGCCGTTGCGGACGGTGTCGCGGTACCACTGCTTGGCGAAGTCACGCTCCTCATCCCCTAGGCGCTTGATCGTGTTCTTCATCCACGCCTTCGGGACGCCGCCGCCCGCGAACCAGTCGTTGGAGTACTTCTGCAAGCTGATGTACTCCCCGACGCTGGCCGCCGCATACATCAGCGGGGACAGCCCGACCGGGGTGCCCGACCAGGGGAACTGCCGTTCGTGGTAGACGTCCTTCGCCTTGTACGTGGTCCCGTTGATCCGGTAGAGGATCTGGCCCTTCCACTTGACCACTGAGCAGGCGCGGGAGTCCGCCAGCTCGATCACGGCCGGAAGCCCGTCCGGGTAGTACTTGGTCGAGATGCCGTTGCGTGCCTTGATCAGCCCGATGGTGTTGCCGACGTAATCCAGGTCGTGCTGGCTGGCCCACATCCAGTCGACGAAGTCCCACCCCGGGCCGCCCGGCTGTTCGATGATCGGCGGTATCCCCGCGTCCGTCGGCATCCCCTGGAAGTCGCGGAAGGTGCTCACCGGGAACGTTGACATCAGATCCGCGCGCAGGCGGGTCGACGCCCACACGCCTGAGTGCGCCATGGCGATGTCCTCGTTCACATGCACCGCGCCGTACTGGCCGAAGTTGCGACCCGGCAGCGTCAGGGTGCTGCCGCCGTTCGGGCCCGGGATGCCCTGGAACTCGCGCTTGACGGCGGTCGCCGTGGCCCTGCGGTACATGCTCACGGCGTCATCCCTCGCTCACGTGCAAAGGCCCTGCATCCTCCGGACCGGGCAGCGGCACGCGTACGGCCACCGGCTCCGGTTCGGGTTCGGGTTCGGGCGCGGGTACCGGCTGCCGGGCGATCCCGGCCACCAGGTTCAAGACGCCGAGCACCACGCCGCCCAAGGCGATCCCCCAGACGCCGAGCACCGTCACCAGCCCCCAGCCGACCCCGACGGAGATCGCCACCATGGCCGCCACGTCCAGGAAAGTGGAGATCGTCTCCTTCAGCAACTCAGGGTCGCGCAGGTCATCGGCCGGGGTGAACACCAGCTCTTGGGAGGCATTGCGCGGCTCAGTCATCCGAGTGAGTCTCGCATGTCGTACGCCCCGCCGAGCCATTCCTGATCATCACCGGCGCCGAGTGCGAGCGTGGCCGAGAAGATCGGGCCGGTGTCCGCCGTCGAATTGACCCGATCCCAGCGCCAGCGGTCGCCATGCGAATGCTTGACCACGCCGCCCACACTCTGATCCAGCTCGGGCTGGCCGAGGTGGTGAACGCGGCGTGTCGTCGGTGCGTCCTCGGCCTGTGAGTCATCGGTCTCCCCGGTCATGCTGTAAAAGTCCCCACACGCCGCGCTGACCTGCTTGGAATTCATCGCCACGATCGTGATGTCCAGGTTGGCCTCGATCCCGGCACGCGTCAACGGGGTGATCAGCCCCGCCAGCGGCCCGTTCGCGTCCACCCCGACCGCGCACACCTTCTGACGGCGGCAGATGGACAGGATGGCGTCGATCAGCCAGTTCACCCCGGAACGCCTGTCGATCAGCTCAAGGTGGACATCGCCGTCGAAACGCTGCGCGGCCATGCTGATCGAGCTACTGGTCAGCTCCGGGTTCGCGTCCAGGCCCAACGCGATCGGATCGTCGTACTGGGTGACCTGGTCGAGCAGGCCGTCCCACGTCTCCCGGGTGATCGTGATCCAGCGGGCCACCTGCGCGGTAGGCCAGATGCCCAGGTACTCGGCCTTGAAGTCGTCCAAGCTGATCTCGGGACTCTCGAAGTCCTCCCGCACCCGGTCCTCGGGCACCGTGAACCCCAGGCCAGGCATACACGCCCACCAAGTGTCCGGGTCGGCCGGATCGGCGTCGTCCGGCGCACTGAACTCGATGTAGCAGCGCCCACGCCGCTGATCGGTCTCCACCCGCTGACGCCCGGTGCGCATCTTCTGTTTCAGCCACGGCCAGTCGTCCGGGCCCACCCGGGACGCGCCCGGCACCATCGACAGCGCCCACAGCTGAGACCACGGCCGGGTCATCATCGTCGGGCGCATCCCCAGCTCGGTGGAGCCGTCCACCCGCGACCACGCCTCGTCGATGACCCCCAGGTCCAGGGTGTCGCCGGTGCCGCCGGTCTTGCCGGTCGTCGAGCCCGGCATCCACGCCGAGCCGTTAGCCCAGAACATGGCCTCCTTGTTCTGGGTCAGCCGGGGCGGACCAGACCACAGCTGGGCCAGCGGTGACTTGCGGATCCGGGCCACATGCACATCCCGCCACCGGGTGCGCGCGTCGTCGGCCGTCTGCGCGGTGAACAGCACCCGCTGCGGGCCCGGATCGGGCACCTTGATCCCGTACTCGGCCAGCGCCGACTTCACCAGCTCCTCACCGACGCCCGTGCACCGGTGGACCATCACCGGCAGGATCTGCTCCGTCTTGCCGGTCACCTGCCGGGGGCCGACCATCGTCACCTCGGAATAGGCGAACCGGCCGGTCTTCGGGTCGATCTCCAATGCCACATCCCACAGGTACTGCTGATGCGGCATCGGTGCCTTACCCAGTGCTCTCGCGATCTTCCCCACCGCCGGGCCCAGGGTCAGCCGGTCGGGTGACCTTCGGGTAGCGAACCTCGGGGGACACGGCAGCTCCTCCGGCTGTAGGGGTGCCGAGGATGGCTGCAAGCTGCTGTTCTCGATCCGGGTCATGCTCTTCCCCGCTGGTCAGCTGGTTCATGGTGATCCGCAGGGTATCCACGGCCTTCGCGGTCTGACTGGCTGGTTCCTCATCGCCGCGTTTGTCGAGCACCCGGGCCAGCTTGCGGGCCAGCGCCGCGAGCACCAGCTTCCCGGGCCGCACCCGGTCGGCCAGGGCCAGCAGATCCTGCTCCACAGCCTGCTCCACCGGGCCGGGCTCGTGCGGCTCAGCAGCGCCGTGCTTCGGTGACTCAGTCACCGGTGCCCCACTCCGGATGCCCCGACAGGTAGGTGTTGACCTGCGCGTTCAGGCTGTCCGCCCAGTTGCGCAGGCCGTACGGGTAGACGGTGGCGATGTACCGGGTAAAGGACATGTCCATCGACGGTTCGTAGGTGGTGGTCATCTCCACCTCAAGCCAGAACGGCCAGCGCCGAGCCGGGTCGGCCATCTGGACGGACGACAACCAGTCGTTGACGAAGGCCAGGGTTTCCTGGCCGCCCGGCTGCAACGGGTGGATCTCCGGCGCGCTCACCCGGGACAGCCTCAGCTCCGGCTCGACCCGGGCGCCGAACCCAGTATCGGTCATCATCCAGAACGAGTCCCCGTCGTGCGCCTTGGTCAGGAACGACCGGAAACCCCACGGTGGGCTGTAGCTGGTCGACTGAGCGCGCCCGGACATCACAGGCCCTTGGCCTTGGCCCACGCCCGCAGACGCTTCGACACCTCGTAGGTCTGTCCCAGGTGATGCTCCCTGGTCCACGGCTTGATGTGCTGCCACAGCTCGGCGTCTACGACATCAGTCGGCGTAGGAGTCGGATCAGGGACAGGAGTAGGGACAGGAACGGGGACGGGGATCGGGGTCGGGTCGACGTTGGGAAACGGGTTCGGCTGCCCGGTCAGCGCGGCGAACGCCGCACCGAGCGCGGCCAGATCCAGGATGCCCCCGTACGCGTTCGCCCCCTGAGCGGTCACCGTGTCCTGGGTGATCGACACCCACGCCTCATCCACGTATTTCGCCCAGAACGCGCGGGCCATCTTCTGCACCTGGCCCCAGGTCACCACATACAGCCAGTCCGCGTCGTAGCCGACCAGCACGACATAGTGGCCACCGTCGATCGGGCTGCCGTTGACGACCGTCCACGGCTGGCCTGCGTTGAACTGGTCCATGGCGCTGGCCGGGAAGTTGAACCCGATCCCCACCTGCCCGAACTGGTTGACCGCGTTGCCGATCATCGTCCAGTCGTCCAAGGTCACCGACGCGTACGCCGCGATCTGGTGACCGGCCGCGCCCACCTTGCGCCAGAACATATAGGCGTCCTGAGTGTAGGTGCCCTGGTCGGTGTTCGGGTCATCCGGGTTGAACCCGGTGATCGCCGCATACAGGCCCAGGGCGTCCGCATCGCCGAGCACCTGCTCCGTGCCGGTGGCGTAGTCGGAATCCTGCTCCACGATGTGGCAGATCCCGGCTTCGACACAGTCCCCGTACTGGTCGTTGCCGAGCATCCCCCAGGCGTCGACCCCCGAGAAGTAGTCGACCCTGGCGGGTGGTGTCGGCTGGGTGGCGCTCAGCAGCGCGGCCATCCGCAGGTGCGGACGTGCAGGCTGCGCGGGGAGCTTTCCCCGTGGGAACGTTGCGGGCATAAGTGCCACCTCTCGTCGCTTACTATGGAGAAAGACTCACGCACCGCCCGTTAGGGAGTCAACCCCATGATCTGCCCAAACTGTAGAGCCGCCGCCGACCTGCACGTGACCACAGTCGGCAACGCAGCCCAGATGACCCAGGTAGCCGACGAGCTGGACCGCCAGACGGTCAGACTGCACGCGGACTGCAAAGGCTCGACCTGGTGCGACTGCCAGCACCGCACAATCATCCGAAAGGTCGCGTCATGACCCTCGCCATCTGCCTCGGCTGCGTCGCCGGAGTGATCTGGTTCCTCGTACGCGGCATCCGCAAGCAGAAAGCCGCCGGACGCATCCAGCCGGGCGGCAACACCATGGGCCAGTTCCTGGGCAACCAGCGCACCGACGGGATCACCGAGAAGAGTGTCCGCGACGCCCGCAAGGCCGAAAAGGACCAGCCACCCACCAAGTAGAGAGCCCCTGCCGACATGCCGACCGACCCGTTCCGTCAAGCCCACCCCTGGCACTGCAAATGCGGCGCCAGCTTCTTCACCCTGGCCAAACTCGCCGCCCACAAGCTGCTCTGCCGGGTGAAATGACCATGTGTCAGACCATCGAGCAGGCCAGCACCTTCACCGACGAATGCGACCGGGCAGGCGATCAGCTCCGCTGCCAGCTCTGCCCGGCCTCATCCAGCTACTGGCGGATCAACGCTGCCGCGCCCGCCGCCGACCCCTGGTCCGGCATCCGCACCCGGCCGCTGGCCGACCTCATCCCCAACGCCGACTTCGGGGTGGTGCTGGAATGGGGCACCGGGGCCAAACCGGGCGACAAGCCGAGCGTGAACAAGCCACGGCCGTGCGCCATCTGTGGCAAACCCAGCATCCTCACCACTCCACCATCAGCCCGGTACCCGAAAGGCCGACCCATCCACAAGGCGTGCGGCGAACGCGTGCTGACCGAGCAGAAAGCCGCACGCGATGCCCAAGCCGAATAAGACCCACTTCGTCGGCCCGTCGATCCTCGGCGAGAAGCACAGCCGCATGTACCTGTTCGACGGCGGGACCGGTGAGATCGTTGCCGAGCTGTCCGAAGACGCTGCCGCCGCCGTCCGCAAAGCACGGGTCGGGCCGGTCCGGCTCACCTACAACGGCTCCGGCGAGAACGTGCAGGTGGAGGCATGAGCGTTCCCGGACTGCCCACCACGCCCCGGCTGAGCCGCCGGGAACTGCAAATCGTCGCCTACTCGGCCATCGGCTGGGAAACCCGGCAGATGGCACGGCACATGGACCTGTCCGTCGACACGGTCAAAACCCACATCAAGAAGCTCTACCGCAAGACCGGCGCCCGAAGCCGGGCCCACGTCGTATCCATCGCCTACCGGCTCGGCCTCATGGACCGGGCCATGGCCATGATCGAGGAAGACCTATGAACCTCTGCTACGTCATCGCCTGGTGGGACGCCGCTGGGCTAGCCGGATACCTGTTCGGCGGCTTCATGCAGCACAACCTCAAGGCGATGACCAGGTGAGCGACCCCAACACCCAGCACAACATCTGCCCCGGCTGCCACACCCACAAGACGGTCAACCGGGCCACCGGCCGGTTCGTGGTCCACAACACCCTGGACCCCCACGTCCTCTGCGTCGGCAGCGGCGAACGGCCGGTAGCAGACACGGACAGCCGGTACGCGGTCGGTAGCCAGTACGAGAGCTGCCCCGCCGCCACCGGCGACGGCGCCCGCTGCCCGCACTTCCCCGACAGTGCCCACCGGTGCTCACTGAAACGCCAGCACGTCACCGGACACGCATTCAGCCACCGGTGCACGTGTGGGGTTGCCTGGGTGTCGCTGACCGCCGACGACGCCCGCGACATCGAGATAGTCGGCCACTACTACGGCGGCAAGACCGCATCCGTCACGGTCACAGCAAAGGACGCCACATGATCACCGCCTGCCACCTGCCCAGCTGCACCGAAGCCAGCCACGTCGTACTCTTCGCCTCCGGTGCCGAATTCGCCGGAATGCCGACCCGACCGGCCGAACGGATCATCCTCTGCCTGCGCCACGGCGGAGAGGTGTACGACCTGATCCGGGCCAACCGCCTGGCCGCCCCCAACACCCCGGTCAAACAGCCGTTCGGTGTCCGACTGCCAGCCTGGCTACACGCCGACTACATGTCGATGCGGCTACCCCGGATCACCCCCG